CTTCTCGCCTACGAAGCTGGGGTGGTCGTTGCTGGTAGTATCACCAGACCGTCTCGACTTCCACAGGTTCCGTTCATAGAAGAACGTGCTGCCGATCTTGAACAAGACATGAGGCATAGTGGTGAAGTCCAGCGACACCGCCTCCTGAGCGTTGACCCACTCGCGCCATAGTCCGGTGGTCCCGAAGCCGTCGCCGACTGTCGTTACACCCTCGACCTCAAAGCGCATGTAGAAGTCGTCGTCTGCCTTGTCCTCACCCTCGACCTGCACAAGTGTGCCGTGCGGAGCGAACTTGGTGAGGTTCTCAATCTTGTCCACCGTGCTCACAAAACCGCGTAGCACTGAGTTGTCTTCACCGTCTTCCACAGTTATAGTAAAGGTCTGTGAGGTATCGGTGATCAACAGCACTGTATGGTTGAGGGTCAACGTGGTGGTAGCCTTCAGGTTAGCATGGATAGCTAGAGCCTGTGGTGCAGTATTCACCAAGTTGTCCATGATATTGTCGCCATTGACCTTGTCTGGGTCAGTGTCTGGGATGTTGTAGAACCCAGAAGCAACCGTATCATCGGCATACGTGATCGTGATGTGCATGTTACGACCGAAGCTGCCGCCTAGGCACTGAACCAATCCTTGGTTTAGTTTGACGCCGCTCGTGTCGATAGCTGAGTCTGCCGCCACTACCGTGTCACGGTTGGTGACATAGACAGTGTTGTCATAGACGTGGAAGCCCATGTTGTCGCCCATGTAGGCGGTGGCATTCGCGTCTTGCGGTGTCAGCGTGTATTCTGTGCCAGCCAAGTCCCACACTCGGGTCTCACCTGATTTGAAGCCAACGATGTAAGTGACATCCTCGATGACGACGGTGTCAAAGTCCATGGCCACAGCCTCGGTCCCGATGTTCAGGATTTCGACTGCTGCCGGACGGCTGATCAGCCCTCTGTTAACGTCACTGTGCAGATTGATCTGCTCGCCCACCTTGCCCGGTAAGCGAATACGAAACGGCTGTTGGCTCACGCCTTGCAGCATCGCTCCTATAGCTCCATTCACTCCCATGGGTGTGGCTCCTGTTACGTGGGCTGTCTGGCGACAACCCTGTTAAGTCTGCGCCCGCCGCCGCTATACCACAGCCCGTGTGATCCACGGAGTTGATTGGTGTCGGCGTTCTTCAGGTGCTCTCTGTTCATGAAGGCCCACGCGATACCAGTGGCCTCCTTGTATTCCCGTAGCTTGACTACGTCCCCGTCCTCGTCGAGGAACCACTCGTAGCGACACTGTGCGTAGATGTAGGCGCGCACTGTCGGTGGTGTTCTCTCGAAGGGGACATGCTCTACGATGTTGACCTTCACGTCTGCCGAGATGACGAACGTCTCGTTAGTCTGGTCGTAAAGTTGCAGCCGGTCGCCCGACATGACGTATTCCTTGTCGATCTCTGCTGGATCAACGTGCATGTAGTTGGCAGGGTAGAAGACTTCGCCACCTGCGTCTTGTAGCAGTGTAGTCTGGCGACTGTTATACCACCATCCTCTGCCTTGGAAGTCTGTGTCAACTGCCTCGAACTTGGCGTTAGCCGAGATGTATGAGGGGTGTGACGTGTCGGACGCACTGAGCCTAGCGATGCCCTTGGTGGCAAGCATGGCGTTGATTACGTCCAGCTTAGTCAGTGCTGCCATGATTAGGCTCCTAGTCTATTTGAAAAGTGCATAACGAATTTCGAAAAATAAGGGGCCACCCCACCCGAAGGCAGGATGACCCCAGACACAGGAGAGAGACTGTGTTAGTGCCTCGTTGACCGAGGTCTTGTTAGCTTACACCGCGAAGATCACCGATCCGCATGCGCCGGGCAGGCGATTGGCCACGCCGAACGACAGGAAGCTGTCGATGAACCACGAGCGCTCGACCTTGTCGAAGAACACGTCGCTCTCCAACGGGATGGTCTCGCCCGCGAGCAGCGCCTTCGGGTGCAGGATCAGTGCGGAGACGCGAGCCTCGGCAGCGGTCATGTCGTAGGCGTTGCTGTTCGCAGCGTTGGACAGCTTGTGGGTGATCGCGGAGCCGTCGGGCAGGCGGTTCGTCATTACGACCGGCACACCCATCAGGGTCTTGAACTTGCCGTCCGCGAAGTCACCGTTGTCGGTGCTGAAGTCGCGGTCGATGAGCTTCTGGTTGTTCAGCAGAACGGCATACTGGGTCGGGTTGACGAAGATCGCCATCTCGTCCGTGTCCATGTCGTCGATCTGCATCTCAACGATGATGCCCTCGATGGCAGTGTAGAGCTTGTCGCTATCGGTCTCGTCACCGGCGGCGGTCAGCGTGGTCGACTTGCCTGCGGCTAGCGCGCCGTTCAGGTTCGACGGTGCCGAAAGCTGTGCACCATGCGTGCCCATGATAAGGAACGCCTCGTCGAAGAACTTGGCCAGTTCCTTGCCGTGGTCCACGCCCAGTTCCTGCCGTGCATTGAAGTCGGTCTGGAACTCGTTCAACTGCGAACGGTTGTCTCGGGCGAGGATCAGCGTGTCGACCGTGACGGTCGCCTTGCCGAACTGGGTCTTCGTGACCTCGGGCCGAACACCGGGGGTGATGGCCTGAAGCGTGGTCTTGCCGACGCGCCGGTTGAGCAGCGTGTCGGTGCCCCGAACGGGCTTGACGGGAACGAACTGGCGCATGATGGACTTCTTCGCGAACTGGCTGTCCACGGTTCCACCATACTGGTCGATCATATCGGCAGACACGAACTCGGAGAGGTGCGTGCTGTCGGTCGGAGGATTGGCCATGTTTTCACTGGCTCCTTCTTATTAGACTTCCCGCTTGCGCCCTCGGGCTCGTGCAGCGTTCAGTGTTTCGATTTCACCAGCGGTGGGCACTCTGCCCCGCTGATACAGCTTGGCCATCTTCTCCGCATACTCTTTGCGGTCGACGGCCTCACCGGTCTTGCCCGGCGTGTTGTCGCCCTTCTCCTCGGGGTTTCCCCCGGAAGTGTCGAGCGTGGAGTTGTTCGTATCCGCGTTGAATGCGGCCACGATCTCTCCAGCAGCGAAGCGCGCTTGCGCCCCACCTACGTCGATCATCCCACGCCACTCGGCAAGCTGGTCGCCATCGAGGTTCGTCTTGGCCCATGCTGCCACGGTCTTCCAGTTCTCTTCTGAACCTGCGACCACGGAGATGTCCTTGATGATCTGTGTGTTGCGTGTTGCGGTGTCTCGGAGGAAACCTTCGGCCCCGATCTTGACCAGCTTGGTCTTGTCGGCACCGATCTTCGCCTCGACTGCCTTCCAATCTACCTTGGACAAGTCGCCCTCGGAGACTGCATCGAACAGCATAGCCTTGGCTTCCTCGGGCGTAACACCCGCATTCTGCAACAGGCCCAGTGCTGCATCAGCACCTTCGTGGCCGGTCGATCCCCACGTCTCAGTATCAAGTGGGGTCTTATCCTTCTCGTCCTCTGCCGTCTTGTCGGCTTTCGCCTTCTCAGCGGCGTCGGTCTTGGCCTTAGCCTCTGCGGCTTCGGCCTCTACCTTCTCCAGCGCGGCCTTCTCTTCGGCAGTCGGTGGGGGAGGCGCGTTAGATGCAGGCGGTGGCGGCTTGTTGCCGTGGTCCGTCTGGCTGTCGTTCTTGATATCGGCTGCTGCTTTCGCTGCTGCCTCTGCTGCTGCGGCTTCCGCCGCTGCTGTGTCTTCGGCCATTGCTCTCTCCACTTATGGCTGATCTTGCGCGACTGCTGCTTTGCCACCTTCCTCGGCGACATTGGCTTGAGCCTGCGCGTTCATCTGTGCTCGTTCTTGCTCCGCTCTTGCGGCAGCGTTCGCCTTCATCTCGGCTTCTGTATAGAGGAACAGGTCCAGCTTAACCCCACGGTTAGTGAAGATGAAGCTAGCGAACAGAAGCGGGTTAATAGTAGCCCGCATCTCCTCTGGAACAGTGTCCAGCATCTGCAAGTCGGCCAGTGCTAGTCTCAGTGCATCGAGTTGCCCCTCTCGGGACAGGCTCTCAAGCCCTGTGACCACCACAACCTCAAACAGTTGGGCGTCGGCACCAAGGTGCTTCTGGAAGTCGATCTTGTTGGTGACGTAGTCGGCTTCCTGCTGCTGCCAATCAAGCGCCAGCTTTGAGTAGAGACCGCCGTAGGCACTCTCCAACTCCCGAGCGTTCACTCTGATCTCCTCGGCAGTCACGCGCTCTGCGTCACGGGTCGAGGCCGAGTTAAGTAGGAAGGTCTGCGCTAGATCGCGCTCCCACTTGTCGAGTGCTGTAGCTATGACTTGAATGTCACCACGGGCCACAATCTCTGGAACCGAGATGTCTCCTTCATTTCCCACGTGGTATGACCCACGAGGAGAGGCGTTCAGTTCAGCCACGTCCAGTAGGGAACCGGGCTTCACCAAGAACTTCAAGTCAGCCATGATACCCATGAGGTCGACTAGGGCAGCAGTCAGCACGTCGATGTTATGGAACGAGATCG